GATCACTAATAAATATATAGGTTAAAACAATAAAAATAATAAAATAAATTAAAAGTCTTAACGAAATGAACAATACTACTTTACAAACGCCAAATCGCTTATTAGAGGTAACTACCCACAACTTACCTACTACAAGAATGACTAATACCCCAATACAGTTAGATTTCGTAGCGCCTCCACTGCGCGTTATTAACATTAGTGAACTAATCTACAACTATCTTGACTGTCGTGCGGTTAATTTTACACCACCTTCGTACAAGACGATGAAGGCATGTGCTGGCATTTTTAAATTAGTGCTTACTGACTTGGGTATGAATGTGGACATGGACACAAGGTACTTGGGTGGCACGCATCCGCAGTATAATTTAACTTTACCAGCACACTACGCACAGGTATTCCCACAACACAAGGAAAGGTTAAGGCGTGCGAAGAGTTTGTTCAGTCGCAACATGTGCGAGTACTATGTGGCTTGTGGAATTGAAGCTCGCTTCTTTAGCAATTGGACTGCACACCGAGTTGCACCAATTGGCGTGAAAGCATTCATTCCCACAGATGCAATTGATAGAATTATTGCAAAGTGCGAGGAAGTTCGATTTGAGCGACCAAGTATTTACATGGCATTCTTGCTTGGGTATGGACTTGGTTTGCGTAGATCCGAGATAAAGCGGATTAAGTGGAGTGATTTTTATAGCACGCTAGATGGCAATAAATTGATACGAGTCTGGCAACCCAAGAGTATTAAGCGTGCAAAGCCCACAGACTTTGAGGACAGGCCATGTGACCCTACCTATTGGGATATATTTCAAGACCTTCGTGGTGATGCAGCATCAGATGTATTAGTGCTTGATGCACCAAAGGATTTTCTTCCTCGTATATTCAACACCTTCTTGAAAAACGAGTGTGGCGTGAAAGAGACTTACAGAATACATTTATTACGTAAATACTGTGGTCACAGAATTATGCGAAGTGATGGTATCTATGCAGCGAGTAAAGCGTTGGGTCACGCAGACACAAAGATCACGGATCGAATATACTCAGGATTGCCACAACTAAAGGCATCCTAATTTAAACTTCTAATTTAAAATAGCGGTAAAAACAATAATTAATAAGCTACAAATGACTACTTACAATCACACAATAGTATTAAATGGAATAGAGTTAAATCTCAAAGAGGATGGACAAGTCGAGGTATTCTGCGACAGGCCAAGCATAGTCCGTATTGAGGACTTGCAACAATCACTTGAGTTTTTACTTACTGCTTCTGCTCAAAACGAAGAGGCATCTCAAACTTCATTTGATTGTCCTCAATCGCTTTACAACCAGCACGAAGAATCAGGTCATACACTTGAGCCTGGAGAAGCCCGGTACTTTCCGAGAGATCTTTAACAGTTTTCCGCACTTGCGGAGATAATCGAATTGACACGGGTTTTGTTAAGTTGGGTTTTGATGGCATAAAACACACAAAACTACACTAAAAGCTACATGTCAACACAAACAATACAAAAATAATAAATAAATATAATAATATGGCATTCTTACCAAGTAATATAAAAGCACCTTCAGAGGGTGGTGGTGGCGCTGGAAACTATATGAGGTTTCAGCAGGGAGATAATAAGTTCCGAATAATCGGATCGAGTGATGATAAGCCTACTCCTGGCTTTATATGTGGAACGTTAGGCTGGGCAGTTGTGGATGGCAAGAAGCGTCCGATCCGTTGGGCAGAAGGTGCAGAAGCACCCCAGGCATTTGAAGATAAACCACGCAGTTTTTATGCGTTTGTTGTTTATAATTATGCAGAGAGTAAAGTGCAGATATTGGAGATGACGCAGACAAAACTACAATCAGAGTTATTGCAACTTGCTAACGATGAGGATTGGGGAGACTGCCGGAAGTACGACATCTCAGTTGTCAGGAATGGTGAAGGATTGGAAACAACCTATGCCATGAATCCAAAGCCAATTAAAAAGTTGGATGATGATCTGCGAGCTATTGCCAAGGCAGAATTAAAGGCAATAAATCTACCTGCATTATTTGATGGAGAAGATCCATTTGCAGCATTTGAACCACCTGTTGCTGAAGACGAGGACGAAGTCCCTTATTGATATGTTACGTCCTAATATTAGTAACGAGGACTATCATGCAGACCCTGCGTTGGGTTCGAGTCGAGCGAGACAATTGCTCGGCTCTTGCCCACTCAAGGTGAAGCATTCGATGAAGTTCCCCACGCCAAGCACACCAGCATTAAGGAATGGTAGCTTAGTACACACTGCTGCATTAGAACCTGCACTAGTAGATATTGAATTTGGATGCAAGCCAACAGAGATTGATGGTAACTCCAGCAGAACCAAAGCATACAAAGATGCAATGGCAGAGATGGAATCAGCAGAACCAAACAAGCGTTGGTTACCAGAGTCTGACTATAACATGTGCATGGAAGTAGCAGCATCTGCACGCCAACATCCATTGTTAATGGATATGCTATATCATCCATCGTGCAAGGTTGAACATACAGGATTCTTTGAGATCGATGGCACACCCTGCAAGGTTCGTCCTGACTTATATAATACCGAGACAGGAATGGTCATAGACTTAAAGACAACCATGGATGCAAGTGAGAAAGGCTTTGCCAAGAGCGTGCGTCAATTTGGCTATGCATTCCAGGCAGCATATTACATGACTGCATTACGGCAGATGGGCGAGCGACCCAAGCAGTTTGTGTTCTTGGTGGTTGAGAAGAGTGAACCATATGCAACTGCATGTTATGCATTGGATAACAACGACATAGAAAAAGAGATTCCACGAGTGCTTGATGCTATTCGCTTATATGGTAAATGCCTGGCAACTGATGTATGGCCTGGCTACACGGATGACATTAAAACGCTAAACCTTGGTGGCTTATTTACAACTAATAGACTGAGCATTACACAGATTGCAGATAAGTTTAGAGTGAGTCGAAGCTTTGTGTGTAAGGTTGTAAAGAAACATAAACTTGAGAAACGAAAAGTAGGTAATCGTAACATGGTGGACATGACTGAATTTTCTACCGCTCTTCGTTGGGAAAATGAAAGGAAGTCTGCGTGATGGCACGAAATCAAGGTGCAAAGAAATACCTTATCACCAGCAAGAAAGCACTCAAACTTATGGGCTATAAATCGCAAACATCCTTGGATCAATTCCATGAGGATGAAGGTTTAACATGTTACATCATTGATGGCATGAGATGCCGAGGTGGACGTGGATTTGCATGGGATAAAAAAGAAATTAACAAATGGTTAAAAACCGAAGGAAGGAGTTCTGACGAATGGCTAATAGATTGAAAATAAACGAGATGGATAAAGTGCTGGGTTATGCTGAAGCTCATATTGAGCAACAGAACTTTGAAGGCGCGGTTGTGGTACTACATGCAGCACTGAAACAATTAGTGGCTACATTAGCAGGCGAGGATATGAACAATCAAAGTGACCCTGACATCACTATATATACACAGCGCGAGTGCATGGTCTCCATTCCAAAAATAAAAGAGATATGTGCCAAGACATTGGGTGTAAGTGTAAAGGAGATTAATAGTAGGAAACGCACACAGGATGTAGCATTGGCACGTCAATGTGCAGTCTACTTTGCACGTAAACAGGGATACAAGGTTGAAGAGTTGGGCAAGGTCTTTGATCGCAATCACAGTAATATATCCCACACCTGTAATAAGATCCATGATTTACTTGAATGTGATCGCGAGATGGCAGCCAAGATTAACCTGGTGGGAAGAAATATAAATGCCAACTAGTGATGGAAAAGGGAGAAAAAATAACGCTGTGCGTGAAGAAACGAACCCCTTCATTGAACACACTTCTGGGTATGAATCGGTGGGCGCGAGTAAAAGAGAAGAGAGAAATGCAGAAGGAGGCGATGATCGCCATCGAGTCCGCATTATCTCCAAGCGAGTCAGAATCTGCGACCCGGACAACCTTGTTGGGGGAGTTAAGTACCTTGTCGATTCGCTTCGGGCTGCGAACATTATTCCAGAAGATGACCCTCAAGCGATCACCCTCGAAGTCAGCCAAGAAAAAGTCAAAACCTACAAGGAAGAAGAGACGTGGGTAGAGGTAACAAAACAATAACTAATAAAAAATACTAATATGAATATAGCTCAACAAACAATGAACTCAGAGATGTCTGAGTCACAATACTTATACAACAATGAACTAGGTGCGTATGTGGATATACGAACAATAACTCCACAGGAAGCAAAAGAAATTCTTGAAGGACAAATAAAAAATAGAAAGTTATCCAAGCAAGTTATATTAAGATATGCAAAGCAGATGAAAGCAGGTCGCTGGAGAATTAATGGCGAGACAATAACATTTGGAGGTGGCATGTTAATTGATGGTCAGCATCGACTTCATGCATGTATCAAAGCAGATGTACCTTTAAATGTAATATGTGTTATCTTAGATAACAATGAAGCATTTAATACAATTGACTCTGGTAAAAGAAGAAATGTGGCAGATGTGTTTAGCATTAATGGACTAAAGCGAACAACAAGCATGGCTGCGTGTTTAGCAGTTATTGTTAAGGTTGATACTACAGGAGAAATTTCTGCTGCTGGTGGTGGTCGATCTGCAAGAATAGAGAACCATGAATGTGAGGAGTTACTTATTAATTATCCGAATCTTGATACCTCAGTTAAGCAGGCACAAAAGTGGTATAAACTTCTCAAAATTAAAACAACTGCAATTTCTTGCTTAAATTATTTGCTAAGAAGAGCAGAAGGTAGGGTCGAGGATGACGAGTCAACCACATTGGCAGACAAGTTTATGAACCAAGTTTTTTATGGTGAGAACCTAACAAAAGGAAGTCCAGGTTTAGTGTTGAGGAATGCGTTTATCAAGCATGTCACACATAATGCCCAACCAGAGACTAGATATATATTAAAAGCAGGAATATCTTGTTGGAATAATTGGTTGAAGGGAAAAGAAATGGATAGAATTGCTGTTCGTGGTGATAGTATGATTCCTAAACCTGATACACCAACAATCAATGACCGAGTTCGACACGAGTCTTAGTGTTGGCAAGCTGCGTGAGGCCGAATTAATCGAGTTCTTCCAGTCCAAGGGGCATAAGCCCATACCCATACCAGGCAAGTTCTCTGGCTTTGATTTCTTCTTAGCTAATACTAAGCAAGGATATGAGGTAAAACAGGATTGGAAGGCTCATTATTCGGGCAATCTCGTGGTGGAAGTGGAGATGTATGGCAGGCGATCCGGGTTGATGGCAACCACCGCAGATTGGTGGATATTTGATACGAAGGATGAGTTTATATTCATCACCCCAAGACAACTAAAGGATCTTATCGTCGAGCAAAATCCACCCCTGCGTCAATTCACAGGTAAAGGAGATACCCAACCAAAGAAAGCATACTTGATACCCGTGCAACGCATAAAAAACTATGCCAGCAGTATCATTAAACGCTGAATAAACTACAAGGAGTTACAATGAATACACTTAATAAAATCATGAATAAAATAATAATTACATCAATATTTATAGCAGCAGTTATCACTTGGTTGTGGATGATATTTGCATGGATTCTAGCATTAATAGGAGGATAAAAATATGTCAGAAGAAGAAAAAGAAGAAGGAAAAAGTTACACAACATCGTTCCGATTAAACGAGTCCGCAAACGCACGATTAATGTTGTTTTGTGAGCTAACAGGAATGAGGAAATCTGAGGTCGTAAAAGCAGCAATTTCACAGTTCATTGCACCGACCATCCAAAATGCCAATGTAATACCCCCGTATTACAATCCTCGCGTGCGCACGTGTGTAGATAATAATATTATATCTAAAGATATAATGAAAAATAATACAGAGGCAAAAAACAAGGATGCAAAAAAAGAGGAAACACATGCATGGTTTCAAGCATTCTGGGAAGTGTGTAAAAACCAGCAATTTGCAAGACGTGTTGTCAAGACTATCAGATTGAATTGGGATGATCTCTCACAGCTTGATCCAAAAGAATGTGCAGATAAATACAATCAACATTTTCACGAGAAAGGAAATTATGCAAAACATCCAAACTCATGGTTAAATGATGGAGGGTATGATAACGTGGTATCTGTTTCAACTCATGGATTAAATTTTGATGTGACTACAAAACACCCGGATGATTGATTACGAACTTGCAGAGCAAGCAGTTCTCTCATCCATGCTGCATGATGAAAGTGGAGTTGCCACTGCACAAGCAGGTGAATCATTAACCAAGGATGACTTCTCCTCCATGGATCGTTCCACGATCTTTGAAACGTGCTTACGTTTATCACCTGCCAATGAGATAGATGTAATCATAGAACATCCAGAGCTAAAACAAGAAGTAATCTTTTTGAGCGAGAAGTATGGTGGTGGTGGCATTGAAAGATACATTGAATATTTAATTGATCATCGTAACACGAGATCCGTGGAGCGTGCATTATGGCAAGCAAACGATGATTTAAAAGAGAGCAAGCCAGCAGAAGAGATAAGTCAGACCTTTGTTAACACCATTGCAAAATCACTTAGTCAAAGAAAGGGTGTGGTTGCATGTGGTGCAGCAAGCAAAGAAGCATTTGCAGAATTTCTTGAAGTGGATGCAGGTGGTACACAAGCAATCCCCACAGGATTGGAAAAGTTAGATGCTATTCTTGGAGGTGGATTCAAGAAAGGTAGTTTGTACGTCCTTGCAGCACGCCCAGGAGTAGGCAAGAGTGCATTAGCAATACAAATGACATATGAGACTGCAAAGCGTGGTTTAAGGGCAAGCTATGCAAGCTTAGAAATGTCATCATCTGAATGTGCAGGTAGACTTTTATCCAATGCAAGTGGTGTGCGCAAACCAACAGGTAAGGGATTTCTCAATGCTGGACATAAGCAAAAGTTAGAGACACAAGTGCAAGCCATGCAGACTTGGCCTATTACATTCAAAGATGATAACCAAGCAACCATGCAATCAATTGAGGCATTTGTTGCCAAGCAAAGACTTGAAGGTGAGCTTGGTTTAATCGTAATCGATTACTTGCAACTACTCTCCTCACCTGGGCATGACTCAAGAGTGCAAGAGGTGAGCCACATTTCTCGTTCCTTGAAAGCAATGGCAATGGAGTATGAAGTTCCTGTGCTTGCCCTTTCTCAACTCAACAGAGCGTTAGAAAGTGCTAACCGCAATCCCATGCTCTCTGACTTGCGTGAGTCAGGAAGTATAGAACAAGATGCAGATTGTGTGTTACTCATGCATCGTGAGAAAGAAGTAGATCCAACCAATGATGATATTATTTGCAATGTTGCTAAGAATAGAAATGGCGAGGTGCGTGCAACCAAGCTAACTTTTACCAAGCCAACCGGGCGTTTCTCAACACGAGTTGATACTAGATTACATGATAAGAAACCATTTTAGACTACAAATGACTTACATGGTATCTCATAGTATGCCATTGCGTTACGAGCATGGGGTCTAGAAAACGCTTTTGGATAAAAAGAAGGTCAATATACCCATGTGGGTGTTAAAACGCCTTTAAGAGGCTATATGACCTAAAGATGTGTTTTACCTGATAATCTGATTATGGTATTCGTATAATCACGATTAATTAAATTTCTCGTTAGGAGTCCATACAATCCATTCAGTTGTGGTAAATGTTTCATCTTTTTCTCCAATCTTGTTTTGAGCTTCTCTCCAAAAGGTGTAAAACTCAATACCTCTTTCTTGGAAATCAGTAAGAACTAACCAAAGATCCGAAATACTTTTATCATCAACAAAATGAAAAGTTCCCTGGATGTTGTCACCTTCAAGCTTTAACTCTGGATGTTTCTCATTGCTTGAAAACTTTTCATGGTATTCAAACCAGCAAAAACTGCTTTCAAATGCAAATGCTCGGCATCTTGAGTGCGTTGCAACTTCTGCAAAGTCATTCAACTTTAATTTATTTATGTGAATCATGCTGTTTCTCCTTCCACCTTGGCGAGGATTGCTTTCACTTTCTCGTATTCATCATCAAACCCATAATCCTTGGAAAGTTCCAGTGTCTCTAATAACTCAGATAGAACCTCATGCATCTCAGGCGCTGCTGCAATTAGCCGGGCGTTTTCGTTTGGTACATGGTTTGCAATACTTTCTCCATATTTTGAAGAAATCATTTTATATGCATATTTCTCGCTTTGATATTCATACCATGGTCCAGGTGTGTGTGTTACTTGTTTCTCGCTCATAATTATTCGCTCTCCTTCAAGTGATCAATGCATTCGGAAACTCTATTTTCATCCATAAAGAAAGTATAATCTCCAATTTTAGTTATTGAATCTGCGTCAACGTATTCAAAGCCACCGTAATACATCATGCTATTTAAATCATTGTGATGAACTGCGATGTATCCCTCGCAAGTATCAATAATTAATCTTTCTCCATAGCATGCTCGCCTGTCTAATCCTAATTGCTCAGCATTCACTTTTTTTGTTTCTTTGAATAATTGATCCAGAATTTTATCAATTGCAGATGATGCATCTTGAAGGTCAGTAATATTTTCTAAGTTTATAGTATCCATTTTTATAGTGTGGTTGTTAGTTTAAGTTTAAGTTGTTTCTCTCTACATGCACCATGCTTACATGCCCTCGTTTCACGAGGCCGTGCACCATGCTCAGCACGCTCCCTTTGCTCTCTTTGTTTCATGCCTTTCTCGCCTATCTCTAGTAGCTCTTGCAAGGCGATTGGAAAGAGTTGTGTGGCGTGTTTCATGCTAGTTTCTCCTTTGCATAATGATTGCGAAAATCAATGGCTTTACCATCAATGTGAGTTGAGTCATACTTGCTACTTGTAAAGTAACATGCGTCAGGAAATTTAGCTTGGTAATCGCAAGCTACACGTTCAGCAGTAAACCAATCATTGCAATGTGTTATAAGATATCTCCTACCAAGATACTCAACAGTTACATTGATGGCGCTATAGCTAGATGGTTTTAATTCTCTTAATGTCATGCTAGTTTCTCCTTTGTAAGTATTCTTTCCGCAAGTTTTGTACTTTTGTGCAAAGTCAGGAAACCAAAACATGCACGCAAGTTACTTGCTAAAACATGCTTGTTCTCATGCATCATGCACATACTAGCGTAACCTTTCCCAAAAACACTTTCCTCGTTGTAAATGTCTATAAAATCCAGCACGCCATTCTTTTGACGTGTCCATTTAAAGTTGTCTATGCTCATGCTAGTTTCTCCTTTTTGCTTTAATTGTTTGAATTGCGATCCAAGCGCCAAGGATGGCGTATGGTGCTAAAATGATTATTGATATGTCGTATTGCATTGTAGGTAAATTTAGTTGTTTGTAGTATGTTAGATTAAGCCCTTTTCTTGAAAGCTATAACAATCATTCTCGCCTATGATTACATGATCGAGAACATCAATATCTAAAACCTTGCCTGCTTCCACAATTTTCTTAGTTACTCGCATATCACCACTTGATGGTGATGGGTCACCACTAGGATGATTATGGGATAGAATGATTGCACTTGCACCCGCTAGTATTGCTGGACGAAAGACAGTGCTAGGATCAAGTAAACAAGAGCTAGTTGTGCCAATCGTTACCTGCTCTCTAGAAATTGGCATGTTCTTGCGATTAAGTAAGATTACATAAACTTGCTCTTGCAATGGATTTGAGTCAAAAGCGCCATCCATGTATTCGTAAACTTTTTGCGGGCAATCAAGGTTTGTTGCATCAATATTGCCAACTTTAGTATAAACTTGTTTTGTTTCGTAAATAATCATTGTAGTAATTTTAGTAATAATAATGTGCGAGTAATCTCGCTTAGATTTATGCACAGTAAGTCAGTTTTTATGTCATTGCAAGCAAATAAATACATTTGTAGTTGTTTGACGTTTACTAAGTAATATAGCGTGCAAGCTTGTATACATGCACCATGCCGCCAATTGTTCGCTCCGCGAACGCAAGGGCGCAAGGCAAAGTATGTAAATTAATTACATGAAATCATGAAATCATGGAACAAGTACCAGGTAATAAGATAGCATGGAATATTGGGGAACTTGCAACGTGCTACCACGGGAATCCTTATTGCAAGTTACTTGCATTTGTAAAAGCATTCCTCGATGGATGCACATTTTTAAAATACACATGATATGTATTTACGCTATATACGCTAAGTACATAAATACATTAAATTCAGATCCATCATACCAAGCAAGCAAGACCTTGTTTTGCGTGCGATCCTACCAACTTGCCAAGCTTGCAAGCTACATCCCACTATTCATGCACCATGCGTTGTCACTAGTATACACAAGGCACGCAAATCATGCTATAAATAGACGCACGTTCGCGTTTACGCTAGGCACGCACCCGGGGGGGCGGGGGCGCGCCTGCGCGCCTGCGTTCTTTCTATATTATTATCACCCCCCACGTAACTTTTTTTGCAATATTGCCCCCCTTGGTGGGGCGTTGCTTGCGTCTGGTTACGATATGGGGGCATACCCTCCATACATCCATGTTTGATACTTCCACGCCCCCCATGCCCCCACAGCATGGCCTCGTTTACGAGGGTATGTGTTTGTATGGTTGTTGTAGTTTACCTAGTAGATATGGAGTGAGGTGCTTGATTTACTAGGTAATACTTTAAAAGTTATTTATCCAGAGGTTTGTATATCCGATGCCCTGCATGGATAACAATTTCTTTACATAGATCGAGGAACTCTTGATCTGTCATCATACCTTTTGCCCTATTTGCTTCTGGGCATACAATTTGCAGATTATCCATAGAGTTATCTCCACCACGAGCCGTGGGAGTTTTATGGTCATATTCATAGGTATCTGGATCGTGAAAATCTACAGGTCTACCTGTAAGTGCGCATGGGAAATGGTCACCATATTTTGCATAAACATCTTTATAGTTGAATGTCATAGGTCTTTGGAAACGATTTGCTTTATCTGATATTGCTTTGGATGTCTGTCTTTTTGATTTATTGAGATACCAGGCAGGTTTGATTTGTTTGGAAGGTGGTTTAGGATTTTGAAAGGAATATATTTTACTAAGGATTGCTTTATGTTTCTTTGGATAGTTTTTACTTTTTTCCTTGGATAGATCCCTTGTTTTTTTTCGCAGAGCATAGGAGACAGTAGATTTTGCACATTTTAATTTCTTTGCAATTTGGTTAAAGGACAGACCTTTTTTGCGCAGTTCAATGATTTGTTTATTTAGCGGAGTCATCATCTGGAGTGATGTCTACTACTTTATCTTCTGATGCTTTGGTAGGTTGTTTTTTAACTTCTTTAGTTGCCCCTTTTAGTATGGAGCGTACTTGATCCGGGGACATATCAGATGAACCGAGGGTTACATTTGCAGATGCAGTTATATTTGATGGTCTGCCTGAGACTGTAAGGAACTTGTCCATGAGTACAGCCACTGCATAGGCAAGGTTTTGAGGGGGTATTTCATCTAGTTTGTTATGTAGTGTGTTTAGAGAGTCTGCCACCATAGTGGATAGCTTTGAATTTACTTGGTTTAAGAACTCCTGTTCTGTCATGTCTAAACGATAGCGTAGGAAGTTGGCAACTGACTGACGTATTTCTGGATCTTGTTGCTTGAGGATTTCTGCCTCTTTATTTGCGGTTGATTGTTTAGCTGCAATCTTTGCTGCTGATTTAATTATATTATTTTTTGTCATATCATCACAGAACCCACGTACAGTACCAGGTTTTCTTGATCTTCGTTTATGTAAGTAACCCATTGTTTTTTACTTTTTTTCAGAAAATACTTGCATTGTCAAGTATAAGACTACATAAGGCTACAAATGGAAGTTGAACAAGCACAGGAGGTATTAAAGCGAGCGTGTATGAACTACACGGAGTTTAGCAAGTTGGTTGGTGTAAAGCCTGTAACTGTCAGGCTTGCATTTAGTGGCAAGCGATTGAGCAAGAAGATGGTTAGTTTACTTGAGGATCTGGCGAGTATGCAGGGGGATGAGGATGCGAAGGAGGAGAGGGCAAGTATTAAGGAAGGGATGATTAAGCAGAGTATGGGAGATGTACTTAGTGCGAAGGTGTATCTGCTACCCAAGAATCCATACTTACGCTTTATTGAATTTCCAGATGGTACACATGGCAAGTTCCGTGCAAAGCCAGGTACGTTTGGATTGGGCAGTATGGTCAAGGTTAAGCGTGAGGATGGGGATATGTACACATTGGAAGGAAATTATGACAGGAAGGACAGATTGGTATGAGTGAGTTTAATTTTGCACCAGACAGATGGGAATTTTGGAGAGAGTTACCTGACCCAGATGATGCACAGTACGATTGCTTGGACGAGCATGATGATGAGAGTGAAGAAGGTAATATAGAGACCGAGCAACAGGGATGGGAACAATCCCAAAGGTAATGTGGATAATACCCAAAACATTATCAGCTTTTGTACCGGATACGGAGGGCTTGAACTTGGAATTAGAAGAGCAGGCGTGGATGTGCGAACAGTCGTTAATGTGGAGATCGAAGCCTTCGTCCAAGCAAACCTGGTTGCGAAGACTGAAGAAGGGAGGATGGATAACGCACCTATCTACTCGGATCTTAAAACCTTCCCTGCACGAGAGTTTCGTGGAAAAGTACACGGACTCATTGGAGGATATCCCTGCCAACCATTCAGTTCAGCTGGGAAACGACAAGGAGAAAAAGACCCAAGACACTTATGGCCATACATCCTCAAGCACGTCAGGGCAATTAGACCTGTTTGGTGTTTTTGGGAAAACGTTTCCGGGCATACCTCGATGGGGCTATGGCGAGTCCTGTCCGATTTGGAAGAAGAAGGTTATCGAACGACGTTCGGCATATTCAGTGCGGAAGAAGTTGGCGCTCCACACCAAAGGAAACGAGTCTTCATCCTTGCGAAACTACCCCACGCCAGCTGCGAGGGATTACAAAGGGACGAACTCAGAGGAGCATGTACTTCACAAGTCAAAGGGATTCAAGGGACATCTGAATCAACTGCCAAACTTCATCAAGTACGGAATGGACAACTGGGCAACTCCGCAAGCAAGCGACCACATCGAGGGAGCGAGAACTGCGAAGGAGAGCAATCAGAAGTGCTTGGGGAGAGACTTGAATCAGATGAATTGGCCAACCCCACGAGCAGGCAACCCAGGCAGTCGCAAGCCCGGAACGGGGGGCAAGATACTAGCGGAGGAAGCGAAGAAGAATTGGCCAACTCCAACTGCGATGAGCAGACCAAGGAGCGAGGAGACGATGGAGAAGTGCTTGAAGTTTCGCAAGTCGAAGGGCAAGAACTCAGTGCCACTTTACTTGGAGGAGAAAGTACGCAAGGAGCAACACAATGGCCTGCAAGACCAGGAGAAGAGCAATACGAGTGGGAAGAACCAAGGGTCACCGAAACTCAATCCTTCATGGGTGGAGCAACTCATGGGACTCAGCACAGGGTGGACAGACTTAGGCTCTTGGGGAATGGAGTTGTCCCCCAAACAGCAGAACTAGCATGGAAGACTTTATGGAAGGAAATGGATGCTCAGTAAGCACAGCAGAAATAAACGAAGCTTGGTACAGATTTTGGAACAAGAATCAATTAGCAATCAACAACCGTGGCACAGTGTATCGGACAACGATACCACGTAAGATGCCCCACCAGGGAAAATTTGACTTAGTAAATTATGCAAGACGGAAAAAATCAATGTTACCACGAGTTTAAGAATATGATTCATCGCTGGTCAGAGGAATCTGATATGGAGGATGAAGAAATTGTTCAATGTATGGTGGATGCAGCTAAAGAATACTACGACCAGGATGTCATAGAGTTTGAATTTGACATGGATTTGGGGGAGGACGAAGACGAGGAGGACGAAGAATGAATATATATGCCCCCACGGGAGAGAAGTTGGAGAGTTGGCCACTATGGGTGAGGAGATTAACGGATGAGAACATGGTGCTTAAAAGCAGGGTCATTGATCTGGAGAAACATAATGACGAGCTATCCAAGGAAGTAACGGATCTAAAGGTCAGATGTTGTGATATATGGAAGCAATTAACTGAGGAGCAAGCCAGACAAGCATGAAGTGGATAGACGGGGATGATGAATGGACTATTGAACAGCAGAAGTTATGGGCAAGAAAAGCCCCGTTTGGATGGCAGAGATGTTGGCAATGTGGCAAGCAATGGAAGCAATTTTATGAAGATGCCTGCAAATGTAATGACAAGTGAAAGTACCCAAGGGATACAATCCGATTTATTGGAATCGTTACGGGCGAGCGATATCCGAATCAGTTGCAAAATTACCGAGGTGCGACTTGAGAAAGCTAGGGCCACCACCCTTGCAATTAAGCCCAGAGGTGTTGGAACGGATACGGAAGGCTGGACAATCAGTGAAAAGGAAATCCCGTGTAACACGCTCGAAGAAGCAATGATTGTAGGGATTGAGATATTGAATCGTGGGTAAAATAACCTATGCAGACGAAATAGACGCACGCTTTGGCGTGCCTTGGACAGATGACTTTAAGTATGATAGAGGAGAGTTAAAGTGTGCGTTATCAGATGAGGAGATAGACAAGCTTGCTGTACAAGATCCTGTACGTGCCGAAACACTTACACGCTTGCTTCTTGACCAACCAAACAGCGAGAAGGAAGATCCAATCGAATGGGGTTGGACTCTTCCTGGGTGGCGTAGGGTGATGGAAAATTGGGATTCCACAAAAATTCATGTCTGCCTCGGTGGTAATCGTTCATCCAAGACCACCTTCGCATCTCGCTTGCTTGTCCACTTGGCACAGAACATACCCGAAGCAGAGATACGTTCTTTGCATGTCAGTGAGGAAAGAAGTATAAGTGATTCCCAGCGTTATATATGGGACTCGCTTCCGGCAAGGTACAAGAGAAGCAAGAAGAAGAGTGAGAATCATAGTCTGCAATATACACAGAAGAATGGATTCAATGCAGGGAAAGCAATCCTACCACCCACCCATCCAGATGCCGAGCGTGGGAGTACGATATACTTTAATAATTACAGACAGTACATGGCAGACCCACAAATCTTCGAGGGATGGGCAGCCCATGCAATTCATGCCGATGAGGAGATTCCTGAGAATATTTTTAACACGCTATTGGCAAGACTTACCGATAATCATGGTCGCTTGATTCTGACCTTTACGACCCTGCAAGGATACACGCCATTAGTTAATAGTTTATTGAAAGGAGCTACGACAGTCAGGTCAAAGTATAGTGCGTTAATGGATAAGGAACTGCCTACTGAACAAGTGTCTGCTAATTGGCCTGACTGTCGCATATATTATTTTTGGTCACAGATGAGTCCCTTTGTAGATGCAGACGAACTTGTACGTACCTACAGCAAGCAACCACAGGAGGTAAAGCTTGCTCGATTATTTGGCATACCAAGTAAAAGCTTTGAAGGTAAGTTCCCAAAATTCCAGCGTGAGTCCAATGTAATTGAACATAGTAAGATACCATTTGTCCTTGATCCATCTGTAAATGTAACCCGTTACTTTATATGCGATCCGGGTGGTAGTAAACCTTGGGTTGGATTATGGGCAGGTGTAACTAAGGACAAGAAGATATACATCTATCGTGAGTTCCCAGACAGCACGATGGGAGCATGGGCAATCCCACATATTAATGGTGCAGGTAAAGCAGTGGGTAAACCTGGCCCTGGACAACGTCCTTTAGGTTGGGGGTACAGTGATTACAAGGATTACTTTGAAGCACAGGAGGATGGTGAGGAAATATTTGAGCGGATAGTTGACCCACGCATGGGAGCAGCCACAGTGCGTACAAAAGAGGGAGAAAGTAATATAATCAATACAATGAGTAACATGGGATTTGTATTCCGTGCTGCACCAGGTGTGTCTATAGACTCAGGTATTGCCAAGATCAATGATGCACTTAGCTGGGATGATACAGAAACCATGACAGACAAGAATTGCCCCAAGCTTTACTTCTCCGATCAGTGCGAGAATACAATATCTTCCATGCTTGAATATGCAGGAGAGAGTAAGAGTGATTACTTCTCTGACCAAATTGACTGCCTGCGTTATTTATTTGTAAGTGGAGCAGACCATATCACCCATCGTGACATACAGGTCACAGGTGGTGGTGGATATTGAGTTGACTACATAAGGGTGCTAATGTAGCTTTATGCTACACATGCTTTCTGCGTCCGATCCAGAATTACTATATGTCTCAAAAGAGCCTGACATTGCTTATCTTAGTGAAGCGTACAAGCGTACACAGAGTGATTTAGGTGAATGGTTAGATCGTAGACAAAGAGATTACGATGTCCGTAATTGTTTATGGGCAGGTAAGAGTGATGACTTTAAGAAGCACGCCAATCAACATTCAACAGGTGAGGTATTCCCTTGGATTGGGGCGAGCGATCAAGAAGTTCGCATGGCAGATGAATTGATTTCATGCCGAGTGGCAATGTCAATGAATGCAATCCGCAGAGGTCACATAATAGCCACACCCACAGAATCAAGTGATGTGGAGCGTGCCAATGTGGTATCCATGTTTTTACGATGGTTAATTAATTCTAAGATGCAGGAGTTTTATCCTGAGATTGAACTTGGATTAAATCATCTTTTTGAAAAAGGTATGATGGTTCATTATGCTTGGTACGAGAATCAAGAACTGAAGCAACAACAGACCATTAAGCTTGAAGAGATTGCCCAAGTCCTTCCACAGATTGCCGGAGCTATACAGGATGGCAGTATGGATGAGGAATTAAGTGAGGCGCTTAAAACACAGTTTGATATTAGTAAGTCCAAGGCACGGGCAATGTTAAAGGAAATGCGTAAGGATGGAGAAACCACAGTACCTATCACACGCCAAGTTGTAAGTAGACCCAAGATCAAAGCCCTTGCACCAGATGAAGATGTTTTTTGGCCAAGCTATTGTATAGATCCGCAGGAAAGCCCATATATGTTTCATTCGGTGTCAATGACTCCAGAGCAATTAAGGTCTAAAATTAGTACCGAAAAATGGTCAGAAGAGTTTGTGGATGCTGCTATTGAACTTGCAGGGCAGGGCGAGGATACAGATGAGAACATCTATCAATTGCGAGAGAATGATGAGTTTACTAGAAACAATGATAATAGCCTTGTTAGAATTGTGTACTGTTATCAAAGACTATTGGATGAGGATAATGTACCCGGTATTTACTGCACCATTTACTCAAGTCATATACCTGATCTTTATGCCAAGCATCAATTACTTGATTATGCGCATGGGCAATATCCATTTGTTGTAACCACCCTTGAAAAAACAGACAAAAAATTATATTCGTCTAGGTCATACCCAGAGCTTATTGAAAGCTTGCAGCAGGTACTCAAGGTCGAAACAGATGCAGCGATTGACTCGCAATCATTGACAACTTTGCCCCCACTCCTCCATCCAATTGGACGTAGTCCAAGTCGATGGGGGCCAGGTGTCCGTGTTCCATACCGCACGCAAGACGAGTATAGATTTGCAGACACACCCCGTGGATCTGGTGTTAATGTTGAACTTCGCAGATACATACAGGAACAAGCAGATAGATACTTTGGTAGAAACGCACCAGGAGTAAATCCTGTGGAAGCACAGATGAAGCAACAAGAAGTGATTGATAAAGTATTTCATCACTTAAAACTTCTGCTCGATCAAGTATACTCACTTTACCAACAGTATGGCCCAGACCAAGAATACTTTCGTGTCACAGGTATGCAAGACATGCAGAAGTATGACAAGGGAAATGCTGGTGAACGATTTGATTTTTACATGCAGTTTGATGCTGCCACACAAGATCCAGAACAAATGCTTGAACGTGTAAAAGCAATTGCACAACTTGGCGCACAACTCGACAAGAATGGCACGCTGGATACCGAGCGTTTATTACAAATTGCAGTTGGGCAGATTTTACCAGGTGCTGCGGAAAGTATCATGCTTCCCAAAGAAACCGCATCGCAGAAAGCAATGGATGAAGAGAGACAAACCATTGCAGAAATCTATGCTGGTGTACCACCCAATGTACGTCCTAATGATGCCCATGAGATGAAACTTCAAGTGTTCCAACAATGGTTACAACAACCAGATGTAGCACAAAAGGTACAACAAGATCCGGCATTACAGGAGCGTATACAGAACTACATGCAGCAAAGACAGATGCAAGTTCAGCAAAAACAAAACGCTGAGATTGGAAGGCTGGGAGCAGCACCCACACAATTTGGATCAACAGGAGCAGTTGCACAATAATGTGCATAACTTTCAACGCGAGTGGGTAGCTCTACTTACCATCTTCTTCTTTTTTCTGGAGCGTGATGTTATCTGCGACATCCTTTTTTTAATCATAGGAATTATATACAACTATACAAAATGAGTCCCCGTAAAAGAAAAACCTACCACGAGATAGATGCCGAGGAAGCAATCCAGGCATTATCCATGTTGAAGAACGATCCACACTTTAAACAATATATTGCGATGCGAGAAGCAATGAGAGAAGAAGTTATCCGTCAATTGCAAACAAAAGCAATAGTGGATAGCACAAATCGACACTACATGATGTGTGGAAAGCTTGAAGCAATAGACGAGGAACTCGATACATTTTACAAGTTATGATTTTGCATGTTGGTTAGATTATAGTTAGTATGGTTCATACCTCTGCAGCCTTTTGTGGGATTAGGTTGCAGAGGTTTTTTGTTGCTATATTTGCTACATTCAGCTACATTTTGCTACACTAGGCTATTAGTGCCTTGATCATATGGAAACATTACAAGAAGAGGTTGTCTCAGAATCCTCCGAAAATTCTGCTGCAAATAGTTTAACGCAAAGTGAAGGTAACCTAACAATGGCAGAACTTGCATCAAGTTTGATGCAGAAACGCCAGACCGAGGAAACTGAAACGCCCGAAGAGGAATCAGAACCTGTTGCACAATCTACAGAAGAAGAGGAATCAGAGGATCAGTCTGCTGAAGAGCCGGATGAATCAGAAGAGGAATCAGATGAGCCGCCCGTACAACCTTCAGATAATGTTCTTTCAAAGTTTAAAGACCTGGATTTGGATTCATTATCCGAGGAGGAGTCTAAGGAATTAGCCAAGCATCTCAATGCTTCTGCAATTAAAAGGTTTGGGAAACTAACCGCGCAGAAACATGCATTGCTTGCCGAGAACCAAGAACTCCAAGCACAAGTTGAGCAAGCACCCGTGCCTGCTGAACAACCTGCATTCCTAAAAGATAATGCCCTGCATAATGTCAACGATGTCAACGCACTTACCAAGGAAGTAGAAAACCTTAACACGCTCATTGAATGGGCAGACGAAGGGATGGAAAACGAAGTGGAGTACGATGATGCTGGCAATGAATATGTGGTCAAGGATGCCGACAAGACTTACACCAAAGCGGATCTACGGAGAATTAAAGCGAATGCTAAAAAGATCCTTCGCAAAGATGCTCCTGCAAGAGAAGCCTGGATTAAGGAAAGACAAGCAAGTGACCAACAAGCAGTTCAAACTTTCGATTTCCTAAGTGATGGAGAGAGTGAGGACTACAAAGTATTCATGCAGGTAAAGCAAAGCGCGCTTTATAAGCCATTAGTTGACCACCTACCCAACAGCAACTTTGCACTTGGGCTTATGGTGGAAGGATTAAAGGCAGTTAAAGCAAAGCAAGCAAATGCAGGTCAACCGAAGAAATTGAAGAAACCAACTGCTCCTGTCGCAAGTGCAGAAGCAGGTGCAAGTAAACCAAGATCCGAGGGAAGTAAACATAAGAAAGCTGTACAGGCTGCTCATGCTAAATTTGAGAAGTCAGGTAATATAGCAGACTACCAAAATTACATAAAACTAAAGCGAGCAATCGCATAATAATAATTTAAAACAAAATAGGAGGATATAAATATGGCACAAGCTAGTAGCTATAATACAGTCGGAAATAAAGAAGACATAATGTCAACAATCACAATCCTAGAGCCAGAGGCTACACCTTTGGTATCTATGGCAAAAAAGGGAAAAGCATCTGGAACATTCTTTGAATGGCAGGCCGACTCACTTTTGAGTCCAGATTTTTCTGGCGTTAATGAAGGCGAAGATGTGACAAGCTTCACCAATCAAACCGCAAACCGCGCACGTCTTGGTTCTTACGTTCAAAAATTTAGAGATACGTTCCAAATATCTGATATTCAAGAACTTGTAGATACAGCTGGCGTTTCAAACGAAATGGCATTGGCCGAGTCTAAAAGTATTCGCCAAATTAAGCGCTCAATTGAAAGTGCATTTTGTTCTTCACAAGATCGTCAAGCAGACTCTGGAGCAGGCGCACCTTACAAGACACGTGGACTTCTTAAATGGTTAGGAGTAGGTGGACAACCTTCTGATGTACCTGCTGAGTACCAAAATGTTGCTAATGACACTACTGCCACGCAAACCGAAACAACCTTCAATAATGTTCTTCAAGAACTTTACGAAGCTAACGGAATGCCTGGTGGTCAGTTAACCTTACTTGCAGGCCCAAGTCTCAAGAGAGAGATTTCTGACTTCTCAAGAGTGTCTTCTTCAACTCGTAACACATATCAAGTTAACCAAGATGCTGAGAGCAAGAAAATAACCTTATCAGTAAATTTATATGAGGGTGATTTTGGCTCGGTGGCAGTGGCAAGTAGCCTTTGGATAAATCGCACGAGTGGTTCTGACACAGTTGACGCTGATGCAGGTCTCTTAATTGATCCTGAGTACATTGGTATGCAGTCCTTGAAATCCGAATCAGTTACTGAATTGGAAGACCAGGGAGGCGGACGCAGAGGTTTCGTTGATGTAATTTGTGGTTTGGTCTGCAATAGCCCAAAAGCACACGGATATTTCAATTAATAACACTTAACATTAAGGAGATTTAAGATATGCCAGAATTATCAAATAATGAAGCAGGTAGAGGTTTTACACATGTATACACCGCTACCTACGAAGACTTACAAACAATCGGTAATGGTGGTCAATTGACCATCGCTACTATCCCAGCAGGTGGTGCAGTTGAGCTTGCAGGTGTACACGAAAGTGTCGCATTTGCAGGTACAACCTCCCTCGTCATTGACGTAGGAACAACCTCTGGTGACCCAGACGAGTTCATCGATGCTCTTGATGTGGACGCAATGTCCGCACCTGTGTTCAACACAGGAGATGCATTCACAGGTGGTCAATCACAACCTGTCGGTGGAACAAGCACAGCAGCCTCCGTTATCTTGGAAGTAACAGACGCAGCAATTGCATCCGCAACTGCTGGAGAAATTGTTATCGGATTACGTATCGTTGACCTCGGTCAATTTGCTTAATTGCAATTAGGATTTGGGGAGTGATCTGCAATGCGGGTCACTCCCTTTTCCACATCATTTTATTATGGCAGAAATATTCATCCCAAAGTGGAAAACATCTCAAGGTAACGGAACGCAATTTATGAAGAACCTGGAGAAACACTTGCGTTACGAAGTTGACTTAGAGAAGTACGAAGCAAAGAAACGTGAGATAGAAGTTGGAAAAGAGAACCAACTTGGTGGACAAGTCGAAGGACTTGGACAACTTAAAGGCACAATACCTGCCCGTGAGTTCTTCCGTTGGGATCAATATAAAAAGGGCTGTTGGGGAGACAAGGCGTTCGTTAATGAAATGCTACGTGACAACCCAAGCTTTAAAGCCAAATCATTTTCAAAGAAGACCTTCGTGCAAGGAGGCTTTAATAAACCAAGCTTCGCATGAGAAGAGCAGCAGTAAGCACCATGTTGGCCAACCTAGTAAGTATGGTTGGCG